TGAAGAAGAAAATGAGGATTACTGCTAATGCACTTTGGATCGTTTGCATTTTCTCAAGTGGCTTTTAATGATATAAAGATTACTGCAAGAGAACATTGGAGAGAAATTACAATTGTAAATCCTGAGTCCTGGACAGATGTACCGCTATCTGGAACAGGAACATGGACAACTATATCGCCATCTGATGATGAAAGTGATGATCAAAGTTGGGTTGATATAAGCACTAGAATAATATAGGATAAACAAATGGCAAGTACATATACAATAAATTCAGGTGTAGAAAAAATAACCAATGGCGAACAAGCTGGAACTTGGGGTACTACAACCAACAACAATTTGGACATTATTGATCGAGCTATTAATGGTGTTGGAGCTATTCCTTTATCTGGAACAACACACGATTTAACCACGACTGACGGTACATTGTCTGATGGTGGCTATAAAGTTTTAGTTTTTACAGGTGCTTTAGGTGGTAATAATACAGTAACTATATCTCCTAACGATCAAGATAAAGTATACTTAGTAAAAAATGCCACAACTGACTCTGGAAGCTCTGGACCTTATTCAGTTATAATAACTCAAGGAAGTGGTGCTAACGCTACTGTAACAAATGGTGAAATAGCTTGGGTCTTTGCTGATGGTGCAGGTTCTGGTGCAGTCGTTACAAAACAAGATATTTCTACAACATCTGGAGATTTTTCGGTTGGTGATGATTTATCATTAACTTCCGATGCCGCAGTATTAAAGTTTGGTGCTGATGGTGACGTAACTATTACTCATGTACACGACACTGGCATATTAATAAACGCTGCAAGAGAGTTAAGATTTAGAGATGGTGATTTAAAAATATTATCTTCTGCTGATGGACAGCTAGATATAGGTGCTGATACAGAGTTAGAGCTTACAGCTCCCACTGTAGATTTAAATGGCAATTTAGATGTATCTGGTACATCAACTTTAACTGGTAATGTAACATTAGGTGGTCAATTAATTATGCCAGATGTAACATCTACTAAAATACTAGTTGCAGATGGCACAAGTTATCAAGAGGTTGCTGTAAGTGGTGATGTAACTATTGCAAATACAGGTGCTGTTACGATAGCGGCTGATGCAGTGGAAACTGCTATGATAGGAGACGGGCAAGTAACCACTGCAAAGTTAGCAGGAAGTGTCGCTGTTATAGGAATGAGTATTAAGTTAGCAGGTGCTAGTTTTGGAAATACTGCGTCAGTAAACGTAAGTGGTGTAACAGACAATGGAACAGGTGATTACACCATTGCTGTGGACACAGACTTTGCAAATGCGAACTTTGCTGTACAAGCAACAACAGGTGATGACGATGGAACAAACAGAAATTTAGGAGAATTAACAGTACATGCTCAAGCAGCAGGAACTGTTCAGATAAGATCACATAGACCAAGTTCTTCAGAAAATTCTGCAAGATCTGCTTTTGATCCTGATACTGTGTATGTAACATGTAACGCCCAATAGAGGATAATATATGCCGTTTACCTCATTAAAATTTAAACCTGGTATTGTATCTGATATTACAGCATCAAGTAATGAAGGTGGTTATGTCGATGGTGATAAAGTAAGATTTCGTCTTGGTTTTCCAGAAAAAATAGGTGGATGGGTAAAAGCAAATTTAAATACATATTTAGGCACGGCTCGTAGTCTACATAATTGGGTAGCTTTAGATAGTTCCGATTATTTAGGCATAGGAACACATTTAAAATACTACATTGAAGAAGGTGGTGCTTTTAATGACATAACTCCGAATAGAGCTACAACTACTAATGGTATTCTTTTTTCTGCTACCAATGGATCGGCTACAATTACTGTAACAGATAGTTCTCATGGTGCCGTGGAAGGAGACTTCGTTACAATATCTGGTTCTGCCTCTTTAGGTGGTACAATTACTGCGGCTGTTTTAAATAAAGAACATCAAATAGCTACAGTTACTAATGCATCCACTTATACAATTACGGCTAGTGCTACAGCAAATGGTTCTGACACAGGTAATGGTGGTGCGGGTGTCGATGGTGTATATCAAGTAAACACAGGAACTAATTCTGGAACTGGTGGAACTGGTTGGGGTGCAGGACTATGGGGTGGTATGACCACAACTGCTTTGCAAACACAGTTAAATGAAGCTCTCGATAACAGTGAAACTGCGGTTGATGTAGACGATGAAACAGGTATAACAACTGCTGGTGATATAATTTTAGTTGAAGAAGAACTTATGTTAGTCGCTGGAGATAGTGACGATAATACTTTAAACGTAACAAGAGGTCACAGTGGTACAACAGCCGTGGCTCATGATGATGACACTCTTGTTAGATTAGCTTTTGGAAATGCAAATGCTTCTGATGATTTTGTTGCTTGGGGTCAAGCAGCCGTGGTTACTGTTTCTAATGAGCTTAGAATTTGGACGCATGATAATTTTGGAGAAGATTTATTAATTAATGCAAGAAATGGTGCAATTTTTTATTGGGATAAATCTGATGGTTTAACAACAAGAGCCGTGGAAATATCTACAGAGTCTGGTGCCAGTAATACACCCACTGTTGCAAAACAAATTTTAGTCTCCGATCAAGACAGACATGTTATTGCTTTTGGAGCCAATACTTTAGGAACCACGATCCAAGATCCATTGCTTATACGTTTTTCTAGTCAAGAGTCGTTAGTTGATTGGACACCTACAGCCACGAATACAGCAGGTGATTTAAGACTTGGTGGTGGTTCTACTTTCATGCAAGCCGTTGAAACCAAACAAGCTATCTTAGTTTTTACTGATAAGACTCTTCATGCTATGAAATTTATAGGTCCTCCATTTACATTTGGTCTACAAGAACTTTCTAAGAATATTACAATAATGAGTTCAAGATCTGCAGCAGCCGTGGATGATGCTGTTTTTTGGATGGGTCTTGATTCTTTCTATATCTATGCAGGACAAACACAACAGTTACCATGTACAGTAAAAGAAAAAGTTTTTTTAGACTTTAATTTTGAACAAAGAGATAAAGTTCATGCAGGTGTTAATACAGAATTTAGTGAAATAACTTGGTTTTATCCAACAGCTAGTTCTTCTGAAATAGATGCTTACGTTAGTTATAATTATGCGGAAAAAGTTTGGTACTATGGAACTTTATCAAGAACAGCTTGGCTAGATCGTGGTATTAGAACTTTACCTCAAGCCACTGGTGGAGGGTTTTTATACAATCACGAAACAGGTTTTGATGATGATGGAAGTGCAATGACTTCTTTTATTGAATCAGCACCTATTGATGTGGGTGATGGTGATAAGTTTTCTTTTATAAAAAGAGTTTTACCAGATATAACATTTAATGGTTCTACTAGTGTCAATCCTACTGTAAACTTTACTATAAAAGCAAAAGATTTTCCTGGCGGTACTTATGATCAATCTTCATCACAAGCAACAACTAGAAGTTCTACTGATCCTATAGAACAATTTACAAACAAATTAGATTATCGTATTCGAGGCAGAGCTTTTGCATTAAGAATTGATTCTACAGCAGTAGGAACTAAGTATAAGTTAGGTACTCCTAAAGTAGATATTCGACAAGATGGAAGACGATAATGTTTATAACTAGTATTCCTCAATACATACAAGGTTTAACAAACGCCAAGTTGGATTTAACAACAACCAATGCAACTGTACTTTACACGGCTCCAAGTGCCGCAGACTTTAATGCGTCTATTGTCAGTTCAATATTAGTATCAGAAGATTCTGGTAATGCCGACACAATAACTGTGACTATTACAAATGGTAGTGATGTTTTTAGTTTGTTTCATGTAAAAGCTGTTGGAGCTAGTACAACTATCGAGCTATTAACAAGGGATTTAGTATTGCAAAGTGCAGAGATAATAAAGGTTACGGCTGCAACCGCAAACAGATTACATGTTGTTGCTAGTATACAAGAACTAACGAAGACAAGAATTAGTACTAGTGCTGTACTGTAGCATTGAAATATAACCTATTAACTGATAAGATATAAAACATGGGTATTTTTAGAGACATAACAAAAACATTAAAGAAAGCTGCACCATTAATTGGTAGTACGATAGGTTTTGCATTAGGTGGACCAGCTGGTGCTGCCATTGGTTCGGGAATCGGGTCACTTGCAGCGGGTAGAAGTGCCGAAGAAGCATTGATGAATGCAGGAATGGCTTATGGTGTAGGAT